GAAAATATTGTAATGGACTCCCCCCTAGCTAGACTTTTGGAGAGGCCTAATGCATATCAAGGTCAAGATCAGTTTTTTCAGAATCTTTTCGGATTTAGAGTTTTGTCTGGAGAGGGTAATATTTATATGAATGATGGAGGAATAAAGGGAGGCAAAGCTGTTGAGATGAATGTGCTTCCAACTCAGTTTGTAGAAATATATCCTGATCCAAATGACCTTTATGGTATATTGGGATACAGGATGATGCTTGAGAAGGGAATTGATTTGCCAAAAGAACAAGTTATATCATGGAAGAGTTGGAATCCTGATTTCAATTCAACAACAAGATCACACCTCCGAGGAGTAAGTCCAATACGAGCAGCATACAAGACGTTGCGAATGAGCAACAATGCAGCAGATGCGAGTGCATCAATGGCAAAGAACGGAGGTGCTAGGGGGGCCTTCTCCCCTAAGGTTATTAATGGTGTTGTAGCTACGATTAATGAGAATCAAGCTAGTGACATCCAAAGAATTATTAACACCAATATTAATGGCACGGATAACAAGGGTAAAATTTCTGTTTTACAAACTCCTTGGGATTACATGAACTTAGGACTGTCATCTATTGATATGGAGTTGTTAGAATCCATGAATTATTCATTACACCAATGGTGTAGAGTGTTTGGATTGCCTGGTGTAATTTTTGATACATCAGTTAGTAGCTATAATAACTATCAGAACGCAATGCGTGACTTGATGACAAACACAGTAGTACCACTTGCGTGTGAGTTAAGAGATGAGTTGAATAAAACACTTGTTCCTATGTTTAAGGAAGATGTGTACATAGACTTTGACATTACAGCACTTCCTGAGTTGCAGCAAGACATGGAGCGCATGAGTAGAATACTTCGTGATGCTAACTGGCTTACAATGGATGAGAAGCGTGCTGCAATGAATTATGATAAAAAAGGCGGTGCGTTTGATTATGCATATGTAAATCAAGGATTAGTTACTCTTGAGCAAGTAATGATGGATTTAAGCATAGCAGATGATAACAGCAATGACAACAGACAAAGAGATTTGGAAGATAGTGATGATGAGATTTCCCAAGATACCAACGGAAATGACGTGTCAAACGGAGAAGACGATGAGGATGCAAGTTAGATTTAGTTTTAAACAAAAGTTGATAAATGAACGCAACGCAAAGAGAGAATTATTGGCTGAGGAATGAAAGATTGCGTAGGACATTAGAAGATAAGTATGGGCCAATGATAAAGGCTATCTTAAATGCGGAAGTAAGAAGGATAGCAAGTATGTCAGGAACAATAGGCCCAAGCGCAGCATTATCAATGCTTGGAGCGGTTGCATGGGATGAGAAAATTGCTAAAGTGCTGAGAGATTTGTATAGAGAGAGTGGATTAATATTTGGTAATGCATCATACAGGGCATCATCGATTATGTCGCAGAAAGCAGATGATCCAAATGGGATAAATGATAATTTAGTGAGTAAAATGGTAGAGTTTTTACTCTTGTATGGTTTACAAATTTCTGCTTATATTACAGAAACAACAAAAAGACGTGTAAGTTTCTTAATTTTGTCTGGGCAGAAGGTGGGAATGAATGGAAGAGATATTAGTAATGCTATATTAGGTGATATTGAATTAGGGTATACACTTAATCGTAGTAAGAAAATAGCAAGGACTGAGGTGATGCGTGCTAGTAATTATGCTGCTTATATTGCTGCACAACAGCATCCATTTTTTGTAGATAAAATTTGGATTACTACAAGAGATGCAAAGACTAGAAGATTCCCAAAAAATTATTATGACCACTTAGAAATGGATGGGCAGATGAGCAGACTAGAAGAACCATTTATAAGTAGGGATTTAGGTGGAAGAGTAGTAACAGCGCAATTTCCAGGAGATCCACGTGCGCCAAAAGGATTTACGATAGGGTGCAGATGTACTGTTGCATTTGTACCTAGAAGAGATGATAACGGAAACTTAGTAATGAAAAGATAAATATATGGATGAAATAAAATATATGAAAAAGTCTAATGGTATTTATAACTATAAAAATTTTGCTCCTGAAACTACAGGACTAAGTATAAAAGACGTAGATTCTGTAAAAGGAATTGTAACTGGGTATTTTAGTGCATTTGGTATAGTTGATAGTGATGGGGATATGATTATGCCTGGTTCATTTAAGCGTTCAATACAGGACTGGGGCCCAAATGGCAAAGGGAGAGTAAAGCATTTGTATAATCATGATCCAGGTTCTCCTTTAGGCTTGATTAAAGAATTAGATGAAGATAACTACGGATTGAAATACGTATCTCAGGTAGGTACACATTCGCTTGGTAGAGATTTCATCAAAATGGTTGAGAGCGGATTGATTACAGAACATAGCATTGGATTTAGAACACTTCGTGAGCAAAAAGCAACTACTCATAATGAAATACATGATGTAATGCTTTATGAAGGTTCATCTCTTTCTGCTTGGGGCGCAAATATGGAAACACCACTTTTGGGTATGAAATCTGAACAAAATATAGAGCAAATACAAAAGCAAATTAAATCTTTTGAAAGTTTCATTAGGAATTCTGATGTAAGCGAAGAAACAGTTGATTTGTGTTTGATAAAAATAAAACAATTAGCACAAGCGATAGAGCAAATGAGTAGCACGGACGCAGTTGAAGAAACACCTCCGCAGCAAAAAGATGATACGCTTGAGTTATCGTTAATAAATCTCCTTAATAAAATCTAAAAAAAAGTAAAATGGAATTGAAACAATTTGAAACTGCCCTTGAATCAAAGGTTGCAGAAATGAAAGCAGAAGTAGCTTCTGCTACTGAAAAAGCTTCTAAAGCTTACGAGAGCAAAGTTGCTCAAATCAACGAAGAGTTAACTAAGACTAACAAGTCTTTGGAAGAAGCACGTCAAGAAGTATTAGAAGCTAAAGCTTCTTTTGGTCGCTTGAAAGAACAATCAACTAAAAAAGTTGCTAATTCTTACACAGAGCAAATCTCTGTAATTAAAAACGCTATCGGTGACTTAGTTAAAAGCAACTTTGATGCAATCAAAGAAGCTGCTCGTCCACAAGGAAAAGCTTTCTCTGCTGAACTTGACAGCAAAGCTGTAGGTGTAATGCTTGAGTCTACTAACTTGACTGGTGATGCATACGTATCTTACGTAGACAACCCATTCATGAGGTCTTTTGTAAACCCACACTTGCGTTCTGTGTTTGGAATCGTTCCAGTATCTACTGGTTCTGTATCTTTTCCACGTGGTAACAACCCTGTAGGTGAAGGTTCTGTAGCAGAGCAAACTGAAGGTTCAGCTAAAGCACAATTGGACTACGATGTAACAATGGTGAATGTACCGTTGAAGTACGTTGCAGGTTATGCTAAAATCTCTCGTCAGATGATTGATGATCTTCCGTTCGTTCAGTCTTATCTACAGACTTCATTGATTGAAGACTTCCAAAAGCAAGAGAACATTAAGTATCTTAATGCTATCGCTGCTTCTGCAACTGCAGGTTCTTCTTCAGGTGCTAACACCGCTTCTAAGTTTATCGATTATATCGCTCAACTTGGTGGTGCTAACTGGAATGCAAACTTGATTCTTACTACTTATGCAGGATGGAGCGCAGTATTGCAAACCTTGCCTTCTGGTGGTTCTTACAGCGTCCCTGGTGGTCTTACTATCGATAACAATGGTAACGTAAGAATTATGGGTATACCTGTAATTCCTCATAGCCAAGTTACTTCAGGTAAGGCTTATGTAATGGACACTAACAAGTACAAGATTGCTCAACAAGCAGGATTGGCTGTTCGCTCAACCGAGTTCAATGAAGATGATTTTATCAAAAATATTCTTACATTCCGTGTCGAGAGCAGATGTGAACTTCTACAGTTCCAACCAACTGCAGCAGTTTACGGTAACATCTAACATTTTAAATAGGGTAGAGCCACTAGTTGGCTCTCCCTTCTTTTTATTTTATGAATATTTTAGCATCAATTCATTTATATCCTCCAAAACATAATTGTGGTGCAGAATGGATGTTGCATCATATTTTGAAGGATTTGCAGAGCAAAGGGCATGGAATTAAAGTTCTTTTACATCAGGCGAATAGATATGCAATCAGAAGCAATTACACATTCGAAGGAATAGATGTTTTTCCTCCTGATCCAGACATTATAGATAGTTTATTAGGATGGTCGCATTGCGTTTTTACGCATTTGGACTATACTAATTGGACAATATACAATGCAGGATTATTTAATAAACCAATTATTCATTTTGCTCATAATCCACACTTTTATCAAACTGTTGCGGATGCGACCAAAAATCAATATGTAGTTTATAATTCAGCATGGTTAAGCGAAAAATTAAAGTATAACCGAAAATCTTTTACTCTTATTCCTCCTGTTGATTACAGGTTTTATGATGTAAAACAAAATGTGCAAGAGAACGAGTACATTACTTTAATCAATTTAAATAAGAATAAAGGTGGTCATATTTTTTATGAAATAGCAAAACAACTACCGAATAAAAAATTCTTAGCAGTAAAGGGAAGTTATGACGAGCAAATAATTGAGTATCTTCCAAATGTTAAGATTGTAGATAATAGTACAGACATTAAAGAATATTACAAGGACACAAGGATTTTATTGATTCCAAGTGAGAATGAAAGTTGGGGAAGAGTTGCAACAGAGGCAATGTGTAGTGGAATCCCTGTAATATGCACAGAAACAGAAGGACTTTCTGAGAATTGTGATAAAGCAGGAATTTATATAAAGGATAGAAATGATATTAAAAGTTGGGTATCAGAGATTAATAAATTGGATGACAAAAAAGCCTATGAGGCAGCATCTAGAAAAGCAAAAGCTAGATCAAGAGAACTTGACCCTAGAAAAACGCTTGATGAATTTGAGGCCTGGATCAGAGAAACAGTTAATAGACATAAATAAAAGATATGCCGATTTATACCATAGGAACGAAAATAGTAAGTGAATCAGGATCTGAGCCTGTTACTTTATCAGAGATGCGCAACTGGATGAGGCTAGACCCAACAGATACATCTGATGATACTTTAATTACAGATTTAATTAAAGCAGGCAGGCAGCATATTGAAAACTTAGCTTCATTAACAATTGTTAGTAAAGTTTATTCTACTTCATTTGAAGTGTCTGGTATAAATCATCCACAATGGGTCGTAAAGCTTCCATACGGGCCTTTAATTAGCGTAACTAGTGTAACATATCAAGAAGGTATAAATAGCTTCTCTACGCTTACTTTAAATAGCGATTACGAGGTTTATGATGGCAAGTTGCTACTATACAAGCAAGGTAATTATAGAGTTCAATATTCTACAGGTTTTGCAACAACTCCTTATGATTTAAAAAATGATATAATGACTCTTGTTTCGTGGATGTATGAAAATAGAGGTAAGATGATGAATATTGATAATAAAGCTAAGGCAGGAATGTTCCCATTTTGGGAAGGCCTTAATTATCATCAATATAAAAATGTAATGATTTAATGCCAATATTAAAGATAACTGCTAGAAATGTAGATGTAGCTATTGCAAAACTCAACAAGAAAGCAAATCTTGCTGTTGGTAAAATTGATGGTATTTTAAATCAGAAAATAAAACAAGCTGAACAGGATGCTAAAGCTATTCTTCCTGCACAATATGGGGAACTAAAGGCATCTATAAGCAGTGAAAAAATAGAACAATTAAAGTATCGATTAAAGGCAGATAAAGATTATGCTGCTTATGTGGAGTTTGGTACAGGTAAATGGGCAGCTGCTTATGTTACTAGCTTAGAACCTGAATGGCAAGATTTAGCTAGCAAATTTATTGTAAACAAGGCAGGTAAAATGGAGGAAGAGCCATATTTTTATCCTGCTGTACAGAAAATGTGGAAGAGTATGTTAGAAGAAATAAAAAAAGCTACAAATGCTAGATACAAGTAGTGCAATAAGAGATAGGTATGTAGCCGTGTTGAATGGCAACATTACTAGTAATGGGCAGAATGTTCCTGTGTATGCAGAAAATAATTTTGCTACAAATCCTAAGTCTTATGTAGTTATTGGGACTATTGAAGAAACTAACGATTATAATAATAACAAATTCTTTAGTACGATAGATGTAAACGTAGATATATATTGCGAGCAATATAAAAGAAATGACATGAGTCAAGTTGATTCGATTAGTTCACAAATATTACAAATACTAATTCCAAGTCCAGGTTCTATAGATATTGGAAATTCTAGTTTTCAAATAAATCCAATGGCTAGAACAGGAATAAGATACTTATCTTTGGATAACGGACAAAAATTTATTGCTAGAAAAATCATAACAATTCGTAATTTAGTAAATCAAAAATAAAGAAAAATGGAACAAATTTTAGGTCAAAATCAACAAGTGGAAATCAACCTGACTAATTCAGGTATAACTGGAGATTATGATACACTTGTATGTCTTAGAAACTCATCTGTAAACAGCGAACTTCCTGTAACACAAGAGGAAACTAACTGCGGTACACTAACTGCTGTTGGTAACGTAGGTGTTACTGTAGATTTTGATGCTGTGTGCGAAGTAGCACCAACTGCAGGTGCGCAAATTTCTTACGAGGAATTGTGGACTGCTCTTAACGCTAAAACCAAAATTGGTATTAGAATTCAATCCCCAACAACTGTTCCTGGATCAGCTTACTATCATCAGTTCGCAGGTTACGTAACAAGTTTGTCATTGTCACAAGAAGCAGGTGCTTACATTAGCTTCTCTGGTACTTTGACTTCTGATGGCCCTATTGATTACACTCCTTAATTTTATTTAAATTAATTTATGAATTATACTTCGATTATTATTAACGGCCAAAAGGTCGGGATTAAATTTGGTATGGCAAGCTTCAGATATCTTAGCGATAAATTTTCTGAGGGTAAAGCGTATCACAACAATGAATTGACAGAAATAGGTATTGCCTATATAGTGTATAGTGGATACTATAACAATTGTATAGTTAAAGAGGAAGAGGCTGTTATGTCATTTTCAGATATTGTTGATTGGGTTGAAGAATCATTGGTAAATGGTAGTAAATCTACTGATATTGTAGAAATAATAAATTTGTGGGCATCAAATGATTTTGTAAAGAAAAAATTAGATGACCCTAACGAAGAAAAGACTGAAGAACCAAAAAAAAAGATTTCTCGTGGGAAGAAATAGAGTCTTATGCCTTTGGGCAGCTTAGACTACTCCCACGAGATTTCTTTAATATGAGTCCTCGTCATTTCTCATTGATGATTGAAGGCTATAATGAAACTAAGATAGACAACTATCGTGTAGCTAGGATTTTAATGTTTACAATGGTAAAGTTAATGGGTGATTCAAAAAATGGCCCAAAGTCACCTGAGGCTTTATGGCCACTTCCAGGTGATAAAAGAGATAATGGATTGGATCAGGATGAGATAAAAAAACTTTTTGAAAGGCTAGCTGTTAAAAATAATAAATGAACGAAGCGAAACTCATATTAGACATTGGTGCTGATGTAAGTCAGTTTAATGCTAGTCTTTCTGAAATTCGTGGTAAAATAAAAGAATTTACAAAAGAAATAGAATCTGCTACAGGTGCTAGATTTGCTGAATTAAATGTTGATATAACAGGTTTAGAAAGAACTCAAGATACTCTTTTACGTTTTGGTCAGTTTGCAGAAGGCACATTAGGTGCTTTAAAAAATCAATTAGCTACATTAAAACAAGAAAGGTTAGAAATACAAATAGGAGATACTGCTAAGTTTGAAGAATATGGTAAAAAGATTGATGAAACTGCAACATCAATTAGAAACCTAGAAAATA